CATCCCCATAGAAGTAGCTGTCATAAAGGGTCCAATAACTGGCACTTTAGAAAGAGAACCTGTCATTCGAGCCATAGCAGATGCCGGCTTAGAAATCGTACCCGCATGTGAATATTCATCCACACCGGTGGACTGTAAAGATAAAATAGTGGTAGGTCCAGCTACTTCAACATCATCAGCCCAAGCATAAAATGAAATATCACACGTACTTCCAGCAACAGAATTTGCATTAAGAAGATCATAGAAAGAATTATATGATAAAAGTCCCATAGATGAAATTCCATCGGCTGTAGTTGGCAACCATTGAGAGTTATATATAAAAGGTAACGTCATAGAACCACCTTGGCAATTTTGAGGATACAAATATATATGTGGTCTCTGTGATAATGGTATGAATTCAAACAATGAATTGGATGGTGTAACTGAAGGGTTATATTCAGGTAGAGGTTTGTATGAAACTAATACAACACCATAATAAAATGGAGATGCATTAATAATAATCTTTAACTTCAAATTACACTTTATAAATGCATAATTATCTAATTTGCGTTTAATCACGGGATTATTAAAATACAAAGTCCAAGGATCTATGGTGGTAAATGGTATAGTCGTACCCTCAACCCAAGAATATTCATGAATAAGAGTTGGTCGAGAAAAGAATTTACCCAAATCTCCACCATTAGTCTTATCAACTTTCTGAGTGAGAATAGAACCACCGATGTCCATATCCATACCAGATACATCACCTTTAAAAGCTAGAATCTCACTAGACTCTTCTGCCACATTATCGGTGATGGAGGATTGGACAAAATCTACTGGAGCAGATTGCAAAACATAAGATTGCGATTGTACTACACATGATGGTAGACAACCTTGTTGTTTCTTTGAAAGAGAAACAAAACTTGAGAGGATTTCCTCCTCCCGCGGAGTGCTGTTTTGCACAGCACGCGCATCGACACGTTTACTCGGACGGTCCGCCTTAATATTGTTTGCAATAGTTTATATAAAATGCGATAGCTTATTAGACTAAAGCAAGTTTCTTGG